TTTATAACCGCCATGCACAGCCAGCGTACAAGCTGAATTGAGGTACAAAATCAGTAATGGGATTACCCGTATTAGGGTTAACTTTTCCAATAGCTACCTGAGTTCCAAACTCCAATCTAAAATTCATTCGTGCAGGATTAATTGCTTTCGTCATTTGTCCCTACCTCATATTGCTTTTGACTGTACAACCCTCTGAGTTGACCAATGATTGAGTCCACGACCAGATCAACTGTATTAACAGCGATGGCTGTAATCGATGTTCGATAAGTCCAATATGAACCAGCTAAGGCATAAACAGCTGTTTCAAACAAGTCCTCCACGCCTTCCATTTCATAGAACCCTAGAACACTATTGTCGTCCCCGATGGCTTGTTTAATGTAGCTAGTAGCTGCAGACAAATAGCCCTTTAGCAGCTCGTCGTCATCATCACCATCAATTCGCAAAGATGATTTTAATGTTTCTAAATCGGCTGCCACTTAAATCACATCCTTACTTAGCCGCCCAGATTGTCACTGTACTGTGTATTTATTGGCGACATAGTTGGCTAATTACTTCCCGTCAGTCGTTGTAGCAGCACTCGCCGCAAAGTTAGCTGTTTGATCAGCAATTTTACTGAACGAACCTGCAACAAAGGCTTCCGTATCAGTAGCTTCAACATCAAAACGATCAATCACACGAATCTTAGTTTGATCCTTTTCAAAGGCGCCAGCTCCGATATTAGTCGTTAACAATGACGCATTTTCTCGGTCAAATAAAGTAACCGCTTGTGATAAGTCACCGTAATACAATGGATAAACCGGTGCCGCTGCTGTCCCAGCATTTGGTAACCACTTGTCAGCAATCATAACCACTCGCTTACCGCGGACAATCATGCGGTCCGGCTGGGTTGGATCTGGTTGCAATAGGTAATTCCCCATAGCGTCCTTAACCTTGCATAACTCATTGCATCCTGACGTGTTCGTCAACAAGAACGATGTTGACTTAATTGCTGGGTCAACAGCCGTGTTGATCATATCAATGATGTCATCAAACTTAGCTAAGGTTGGCTTCTTTGGGGCGTTGTTCATGGCTTCAATGATCTTAGCGTTACGGGTAACGACAACCTTCTTGGCAATCCATTGTGATAACCAAGCCAAGATATTATCAGCGGTGTCTTTGAGCAACGAATTAGTAGCCGTGGTAATGCCAGAATACCGATGAATTGTGTACTTGATAATGGACAACCGTGGGTCATCGTTGTCGCCAATAGTGGCTGTTTCATCATCTAAATCAGCCAACGGAGTAACGTCGGTCCATTTTTCCCACACCCGTGAACCTGTTTGTGTCGTAACGGCTTCCCGATTAACATATTGTTGTAATGAATCGTACTGGCGAACTAATGTGTTAATGGCTGTTTGAATATCTTGAGGAAGAGTCAAGCCAATTGCATTGCCAGCTTCGTCGGTAGAAGAAGTTACCAAGTTCATAACTTTCGGGTCACCTTTAATCATGCCTTGGAAGTTCTTAATGAACTTAGCTTTGATGTCTTCTTCGTCATCATCAAGTCGGGTCTTATCCTTATCATCCATATTGGCAATTTCTTGAGCCTTGCGTTCTTCTTCCAATTGTTCATGTAAAGCATCACGTCGGGCAACCGCATTGTCGCGATCTTGTTTCATTGCTTTAAATTTTTCTTGATCAAAGCTGTCATCAAGGACAGCAGCGTTTAACTTGTCGTTCAAGTCTGATACCTTTTGCCCTTGGGCAATCCAAGCATCATTCATTGTATTGATATTAGCCATTAGTTGGCCTCCTTTTAATTTTTACCAAATAAAATAGCCAATTTGCTGTTTCGTAATTCAGCAGATTGACTATTAGTAGTATTTTCTTCTTTAGACGGCTTAGTTTTATCCTTGTCCGCCTTGTAAATAAGATTCAGCAGCTTATTGACTGCTGACTTAGGTGGAATATGTGAAATAGCATTAACCGGTTGTAATTGTTGATCATCAGTAAACATAATTTCGTCAGCGAAGCCTTTATCAACGGCATCACTGGCGGTTAACCATGTTTCATTTGCCATTAGCTGTAGCAAGTCAGCTTGCTCCATGCCAGTTTTAGCTTCATAAGCACTGGCAATTGATTGATCAATGCCATTTAAAATACTGGCTTCATGCTCCAGATCGTCGGAATTACCAGCTGGTTGTGACCAAGCCTTATGGATCATAATCTGAGCAGTTGGTGAAATGTTGATATGATCGCCAGCCATAGCAACCACGCTTGCTGCACTAGCTGCTAAACCTTGAATATTAACTGTTACATTGCCAGCATAATTCTTTAGTATAGTGTAAATCTCACTAGCCGCAAAAACATCGCCACCATTGGAAGCAATGTCAACTTCAAGTGCTTCATCATCACTGTCGTCATCGTCAGTGTTGCCACTGTCATCATTTAAAATGTCAGCAACACCCGAAGGTGATACTGCTGGCATTCCAAAGAACTGATAAAAACCGGCTGTTTGATCATCAACAATATCGCCTTTAATCATCACTTTCTTTGTCATCATTATCACCTCCTTTTCCTGATTGAATCACAACTTGTTGTGTTGTTGACTTTTCAGCTGCAGGCATTTCATCTGGGAAATAGCCTGTTTGTTGCAAAACCCAAGTTGCTTGATTATTAGCAATCGTGCCATCTTTAGCTAGCCCTGATAGGGTGGCTGCGAATGAGTCTCCCAATGGGTCTACAGCAGTCCGTATATTGGCCGTAATCTTAGCATTAAGCTTATTATCCAGTTCAGCTAAAATCGCCTGTAAATAGCGATTAAGGGCATTGGTGTACATGCCTTTAATTTGGTCAATATTACTTTGCTGGTCACCTTGGCCATTTAAATAGCTATCAGGAATGCCGAAAACTTTAGCAATTTGCTTACTCGTCCAATCTGTTTGGCTTAACAGCTTAGTAACATCGGCTTTCATTTCTAGTGGCTTGTAATCTTCAAGTTGATCAATAACTACCGGGCCGCCGTTTGACTTGTTCACCTGTTTCATGAAGTTACGTGAACGACTGGCCTTCATCTTCTCACTTAGCAGCCCACCGTGCTGAATAGATAGGACGCCAGGAGCGCTAATTGAACGTGCTAGTGCAGCTAACGTTAAACTGTTAGATGAATTCTTAACTTGTAACTCATTCGACAATGCTTTTAAAGGACTGTTACCCGTCATGCCACCATCAGTACTGGCCCATCGGATATGAATCATGTCAGACTGTGGTACATATTGCAAAATACCCAAGTTAGGCTCATCAAAAGTAACCGTATATGTTAAGCCACTGCCATCATCTAATAAGTAAGTTTGCACTTGGCTTGGCCGCAAATATTCCCAGCGCAAATCTAAACCGTTAGGATTACGCCAACGATATGCAAAACATTCACCACCCAATAACAATTGTGAATACATAGACTGCCAAAACGTGTGCCCATTAGCTGTCGTGCTAGGATTATTTAGAATTCCTTGCGCTCGTGGCATATTAGCCATTAATTGTACCGTGGCCAAGTCTCCAGATATTTGATTAACCGCTGAATAAATATCTGAATTTTCCAAAGCATCTTTGGCACTAACATATTCGTGACTACCAGTTGGTGACAAAAAATTAACGATATTATCGTCTTCTACTGGCACGCTTTGAATACTAACTGAATTATTTATTGCCGTTGGTGGTTCAAAAAAAGGCATTGTTAATCACCTCCTTTTTGGCCAGCTGTTACGACTTCCGAAAGCCAGCCAACTAAAAACAAAGCTACAGCAATTGCTAGAACGCCCTGTGCCTGCCCAAATAAAAAGGCTGCATATACCCCGGCAATCATACCTAGAATGAAACACAGTACATCAAAATAATGCCAGATAGTTGCAAAAAATTGTTTAAAAATCATCAATATCATCTCCTAGCAATCCTGACTCCGGGTTATTAAACCATTCAAGAACTTGTTTTTCGTTCATACGCTCGACCTGTTTATCAGGATTGTTCACGTCTGAAAAGTCTTCAAAGTGATACATAGCCTGAAATAAGGCATCAATTAACGCATCTACCACATCAATCTTCAATGTGGCCTTAGCTTTATCGACTTGAATACCAATTTTGTCTTCATAAATTTCAGCATTTAGTAATGCCTTTTCCATAATTCGATCATCCAAGCGGTCTACCGAGCCTTCAACAAACATCGTCTGCAAAAACTTAGTTGGATCCTTCAATTCACTAGTTCGCTGCCGAATGGCTTGCAATGGCCAACCGGAATTTAAATCTAGCTGCTTGATTGTAGGCGTTAGCCCCCACGCGTCATAACCAAAGAAAACAACTTCCAGTCGATGCCGCTCAACAAAGTTAAGTAACCACTGATAAACTTGCTCGTCATTGATTAGTCCTTGAGGATGGCTACTAATTGTACAAAATCCCTTTTGAGCTAAGTCCCGATAGTTAATACCGTCTTGCTTTTCTTTAGCCTCAATTGAACCGGCTTTCTGCCAGGGAATAAAGCTATGCTGATAAATAAACCATCGTGGTTTATCATTATTATCACGATAAGGAAATACAAACGCTAGCGCTGTGTTATCACTAAACATCGAGTAATCAAAGCCAATATAAACTTGCCGATCATCAAAACTAAATGATGATATAATAGCTCGCTCAACGTCAGGCAGTTTCAAGAAGCTGTCGGTCGATTGTTCTAGCCACAAGTTAAGGTTTTTGTTTTGAAAATCGTTGAGTGTGCCCGACAAGGCGTCAGAATCGCGCTTATCTGTCAAGCCGTTCAGTAACACTTCTCGTTGGCTCGGTAAATCTAGTAAGGGATTACTTTTAACCCACATATCGGGCTTATAAGTTTCATCCAGATTGTCCTGCGACCAAATAAGCCCCAAATATGTATCAGCATCGCGTAAATAATCTTGTTCCATGGCTTGCTGAATCATACGCTCATCATCGTGAAACGGAACAGTGGGATCAGGATATGCCGTTGAAATTTGAATAAATTGCCGATTGGGTACTTTAACTTGCCCTGACACAATCTTAGAAACCTTTTGTCGTGTCTTAATTTCACCAATTTCATCAAATATAGCCGTTGTGAAATGAAAGCTATCGTACTGACCAGCTTCGTGACTGATTGCTCGCAGTTTATTGTTATTACTACTCATCACAACTTGGTCCGCTTGTGAAGACAATGTCCGAGTATCTAACCCACTATCAGCAATCAATGACTTAAATGGCTCAATAGTTGCAATCTTAGCAAGCATTGACTTAATGTAGCCCAGGATCTTGCTCGTTTGTTTGTAATTAATGGATGAAACTAGATAGTCTTGGTTAGATAGTCCCAATGACTCAATTAAATAGCTATAGGCAGTGATAATCGCCATTAGATAAGTTTTGCCTTGGCCCCGCGCAACGGAAACAATTGCTCGCGAAAAGCGCTTGCCACCGTCATCATTACGCCAACCAATCAGCATTGCCATAATAAACTCTTGCCATGGCATTAGTTTTGTGGGTTCACCAGTATCAACATTCGGGCAAATTGCCGCAAACTTCAAAACCTGTGAAACTTTCTTAGTTGAATAATGAAAGGAAAAGTCAACACTTCCCTGGCGCTGTAAATCACGCAAATGCCGTAGTGCAGCTAGCTTAATCAAATAACCGGTAACAACATCGCCATCTAAAACTGAGAAAGCGTATTTGGTACCAGCATCGTTATAACGCGTTTTAATGGATTGCCAATCGATTGATTGGTAAACGCCCAAGACATCGTGTGTTTGTGTTAGATCAACTTTCATAATTACCGCCTATCCTAAGAACTCTTTCATTCGATCAGCGACGCTACGTTTGTCTTTGTGATCATCTAAATTCAGCTTTAACAAATCACTACGCGATTTTGGCGACAAACCTAGTTCAGCGCCTAGTTTAGTCAGATTTTTAACCGCTGAATCGTAAATTTGCGTCATGGGATTACGCTTGTAGCCCACGAAGTCTTGACCAATTTTTTTACCGGTCTGATCTTGTAACGTTTTATAGATTGCTTGGACTTCACCGTTTTCCTGGATATGTTTATACGCATTGCGATAAATCTCATATTGGGAAGCATATTGCTCTACAAGCCCGCTATCAATGCGTTTAACCGGGGTACCATCTTCTAAAAAAGGCACTAATCGACGCCAAACGACCTTAGCTTGCCGGCCTAAGTAAGCTGGCGGTGTACGTGTTAATTGCCCGTCGTTGACGTCTTTATCCGACTTTTTCACTACTACTCTCTCCCTTCATTATTTGGTGACCCCCCCTACCTAAAAATTTTCAAAAATTGTTTCTATCACAAAATAACGGCAATGTGTGTGCTCTTCCTGGGACACGTTAGGGGGCGGGGGTTGTTTTAATTCTCATCGTGACTAACTTACATTCATAAATTTAAAGCCGCTCAAATCGAACGACAAGTGTCAATAAATTGATTGAGTTTATCTAAATTTTCATTCTTTGTTCATTAACACAACGATTGCTGATACATCATTGATCGGCGTTACACTTTGCAACTCGTTGCCTTGACCAGTGCCATAGTATAATTGCTCCCAGTCCGTCTTAGCACGATGACAACTCCCACAGATAACAGCTAAGTTATCAACGTTAGCTTTCAGTGTTTCATCAAACTCAATTGGCACAATATGATCAACTGTCTTAGCAGGTGTGATGACGCCTTGCACTTTGCAGTAAGCACACAAGTAATGGTCACGCTCTAGGACTTGTTGCCTTAGATGTGACCATTGTCTTGTACGATAGAAGTTGTATTGTTGGCGCTTATCCTCATTGCGATAACGTGTAACCGTGTTGTACTTATGCGTGTATTGCTTGTCATTGCTACGTGCCCAACGTTGCCGACTAGCTAAGTACTCAGCTTCATGTTCATAGTGTTGCTGACAATAGTGGTCAGGGAAATCAACCATTGCATGGCAGTTAGGATAACGGCAACGCCTAACTCTCGACATATAAAGCTCCATCTCCTAATAAATCATGGTATAATTAAACTTATCATACAAAATTGAGGATAACTTATGTCAACTTCACTCAGAACTACATCCGGAAAACACGCAGCATATTCATCTAAATATGTTGATAAAGAATTACGTGTCCCAATATTATCATTGAATACGTTCAATCTTCTACAAGTTTTTGTAGCCATAGTAATCACTCTAATTAAAGGTAACCCACTCTTGCTAGCCATCGGTACTTCAATGAGTATCATCACAACGGGATGTTTACTTGCGTATGACTTTGCGTTCAAGGCACCCACTAAGAAATCAAGTGAACGAAACCATTCTATCGTTATAATTATCTTTATAATACTTTGGACGGCAGCTATTTCGATGAACTTTCTAGTATTCAAAATCTATTTCGTTGAAAAAACTTTAGCCTTCCAGGACAGATATCCAGAACGATATGCAGAAGGTCTTCGTGTACAAATGTATAACCCTAGAACTGGCATAACTCCTTCAAGATACAACGATGCCGTACACTTTGCTATAAGATATCCTGATGGAAAAATTTCAGAAAAAGAATATATCTCTCAAATTGCGAAAATCCGAAAGGAGAATAGACTACCAGTTATAATAGATATTTGGCTGTCAACTGTTTTATTCATTACTTCTATTTTATTCATTTGGGGAGCTTTCAAAGTGACTAAGACTTTCTTGCCACCCACACTCAGAAAACAGGTTAGATGAATACATACAAAATGTATTCAATCATCAAAAAAGTCCAGTTTATAGCTGGACTTTTTTGAATAAAGAATTCAAAAGACTATTCATCTACCAAATTGTTTACTTCACCACAACGCACATGCTCCTGTAGGAAATTTGGTGGTCGGTTTAATTGTGCTGACTACGTAACTGCTATTATTATTCGTCCTTGATAACAGCATTATATTCGTAATTTATCTTTAGAATCATCTCGCAAAACTTGATCATAAGTTGTGCGTCTTTTTTAGTATTTACAACTAACCTATGGGTCGCTTTATTGCCAAATTCTCGAATCTTGTCAACCCAATCCTTACTATTCTGGGGAAGGTACCCATTGTTAAACAAGTATTCGACATAATACTGAAAGCCTTGGTTTTCTTTTGCACCAAAATTAACTCCTATGTGGTTTAAAAGCGTACGTGCAAGCAATATTGTGCCTGTATACGCACCAACTGAATACGATGACCTCATTTCTTCATAAATGTGATTTACACTATCAGGAACATCACTTACTGAGTTTCCATATTTAGCATTAGGTGACTGGATATTGTTGCCATTAAAATCAGGCCCTAAATATGTTGGAAATTTGCATAAGGAGCACATAAATATTCCTCCTTTTTTCCCATTGTAACGATCGTTAACTATAATCCCTTGATTACTGCTTACTGTTTGCCCACAGTAAGCACATGTATATGTTGCCGAATCAATATCTTGGATAGCTTCCCACTCTATTGATTTAGCTCGTTCTTTTTCTGATTCTTCATTCATAAAACAATCATCTCCAAACTACCATAACTATACAAAAACTCCCGCCAATAAGCGAGAGCCAGTTTGGAGATTGCCCGTTTTGGAGCCGCGGGTTCGTTTAATGTGCTTGGTAGGGATTTGCACCCTACATGATGTGTGGACATACTGGTTGTCAACCAACACCCGTTACTCGCACCTAACTGTGCGTCTGCCTATTCCGCCACAAGCACACAGCAGTTTTAACAACTTGCTTGGGTTGTATGTGATTGGTGTGGAATCGAACCACACGCGGCAGCTAACCTCCTGACACGACTATCGCCTTTTTCAGGTCTTACCTGTCATGTTTCAAACACACGTCGACTAATGATTAATCAAGTTAGCAATTTCATTTCACGGGCTGTAATTGCCAAAGTGCCCTATATCGCTGGTAGGCCTCGAACCTACATCCCATTGTGGCTTACCAATTAGCCCACAGCGATTACCTAATAAGGAAGTTGAAATGACAGCAATGAAAATTAGATTAATTGATTATTTGGTACTCTATCAATTTAGCACGATTTCAAGCCCATTTTTTCCGAACTATTTCCAAACTTACTAATCAGCTAAAATCAGATACATCATACAAATTCAATCTGCTTGCTACTTTAGCAATAAACTTATCAATTAGATAATAAGCTTTACTCTTGCTAACTAATACCATTCCATTAGCCACTAAATTTACAACCGAGTAACGTTGGCGTTTTCTAAAATACAGTTCGCATATCAGTGTTTCGGTATCTTCACCGCATTCGTCCAAACACTGATCAATTACATCTCTCCGATGCTGGAATGCTCGAATCGTTTCACTATCAGCCACCGAGATAGCAGCATACTCAGTTGGAGCACTCTTCTTATATTGAGCACGACCACCACCAACGTTTTCGTCAGGTTCTTGATACGGGTACATGATATTTAGCTCCTCACGAGCAATTAGGCCATCAATTAGCGGATATTCGCGTAGGTACTTCTCAACCATTTTCTTCGTCGTTCTTTCCAAGCCAGCCACTCCTCTGTGATATAATTAACTGTCAGGTTAATTATCATAGATGTCAGTGGTCGCCTTAGTAGGCGGCTTTTTGTTTACTCTCGTGATCACTCAACTCCATAATGTCAGCAATGAAGTCCTGGCCAATTTGCGCCTGTTGCTCAGTTGTCAGCGCCGCGTTCATTTCCAGGTTGGCAACCGTGGCTTTCGTTTGAATTGCTTTGGCGTATTCGGTGTCAGTCATGCTTGTTCACCATCCAAATTATTACTGATTCAATAAACAGCAATACGCCAACTGACGTTATCAAATACCCCACCAATTGCAACGGGGAAGAGTTCCAAATAAGTTCAAATATTTGTTTCATTTGTCCGCCTCCAATAGTTCCGGGTTCTCGTGCACGTTGCCAATAACCTTTGAACCGTGAGTTTCACCTATAAGGTCAAAGGTTTGGATAGTTTCAATTAAATCAGCTAAAAATTTACCGCTAGCAAATTTAACAATTGACCGGTACTTCCGATTTTCTAGAATATCGCCTTCATAAATTTCCTTGCCGTTCACGTCTTTCAAGCCGGTAAACTGTTCAAGCTTAAAATCACTTGCGTCTAAGGCGTCCAAGGTCAAACATTTCAATTCGTCATAGTCTCTAATTACGTTGCACTCGTTGTCCCACGCTCTAAACTTAATCATCGTCGCCATCTCCTATCACTAGCAGGCCTGTGCCAATTGACTTAAGATCCATTCTATTGCTTCATATGATTCACTCATTTTTAATCCTCCGGGTGTATTAGTATTAATGCTAAAGAAATCAAGATAGCACCAATCGTGCAAATTGTTCCCACAATTATTCCACCCTCAATAAATATATTAACTAGAGCTGTCACACCAAGTACGATTGAAAGACAGATGATTATTCCAAAGCCAATTTTATTTCTAGTGCTCATTTTCAATCCTCCCCGAACGTTTCAAACGCCCGCTTGCGAATATTGTATGGCTCATATTCCTTGGCCAATTGCTTTCTATCCAGCGTCTTAGCTTTATTCTCCTCTGCGTGTTGCTTCATGCGCCGGTGCTTCCATTTAATCATTGAACGCTTCTTAGTGTGTTTAGCCATTCTCGTCCTCCGTAATGTAGTATTTATTTTCGTCAATCGCACGAATACGATTATCAAGCCAAACGTTACTGTGCTTTAGCTCCCGAGACGTCCTAGTTTTACCCTGCTTGCCTTCCATGACTAATTTAATGGCATTATACTGGGTACGCGTAATCTCCGTGTAATCGCCTGATACGGTCTTAATTCCAGGCATCTTATGCAAGTTAGCTAGTTTGCTCTCAGGCACGTTATCCATGCTGCCATATCTCGCTTCTAGCTTATGAATTACTTCCAGTTCTTTAAGCCAATTTTTGCTCGCCATAGGCTAACTTCCTTTCAAACTCTTGTTCATATTTTTTATGTTTATTATTCATACAGTTAGGACATGGGTCAAATGTGAAACCATAACTCCCAAGTGGTTGCTGAACGACTTTGCTACCATGACATAATTCACAACTCATACACTTCTCGCTCCTTTCTATTCAACTAATCCGCGATGATCTGGAATATTTGCAAACGTGATTCCATTATTAACACCGTGGTTTTTCATTCTGCTTAATGTTCTGTCACCATATCTTTTAGTTAAGTCGCTGCCAATTAAGTTAGTGGTCACGATCACCGTCTTGTTTTCTCGGTCACGCCAGAATGCATCCGCCAAGTCTAACGAATACTCGGTGCCACGTTCACTACCAAAATCATCTAAAATAACTACATCAGCGTTCTTTATCTCAGCCATGGTTTTATTGATTTGTTTTGCCATCTGATCGTCATTAAAAGACTGTTTCTTGCGTTCGATAAGTTCACGCCAGTCAATAAAGATAATTTTCCAACTAAAGAATGTTTCAACTGGCTTGCCATTCTTCATCACAGTCTTTAATAACTTGTAACCAGACCGCTCGAATATCCAGTACATCATGCCTACAGCAAGGTGCGTCTTCCCACGCCCTGTTGCACCAATCATCAACGTGTGGATTGTTTCACCGTTAATAATGCGATTAGCTATCGTACGACTACGCTCTAAGACTTGTTTGCTAGCATCACTCGATGCTGTATAATTACTAAAGCGACGGTTAAAGACATCAAAGCTGCTAAAAATACTGTAGGTATTAATATAGCCTAGCGCTTCGTTTTTATGTGCGGATGCTGTCAGGGCTTTGTTATCTGGTATTTCACGGTGGTTAATGTCTTCCATATAGCCGCAACTAGGGCACGCACCGGCCATTTTTTGGCCCGTATGCTTGTTTAAAATCTGTGGTCGTAGTAACGGTTTCCCGCAAACGGGGCAGTTAACCCCATAGGTTTCAAACACCTTAGACATTAGGTTAGTGACTACATCTCCTACGGTCTTTACCATGGCTGGTCACTATCCTTAACTTCTCTACCCTCAAGGGTAAAACCGTTAGACCGACCACTTCCTGAACGTCCAAATTCTTTCCGTGGTTGATTTAATTGGCTTTGCCCTTGTTTGTCCCTTTTAGCCCAGTTGCGAATGGTTGCCAGATAGTTCTTATACGTCTTACCATTCATACTGCAATACTCAGAAACGCGGTCGATTCGGTCTTGCCAGTCAGAAGGAAACTCCGATTTGAGTTTCTCCAATTGTTCATCCGTCAGTAAGACGTTCTGGTATTGTCCATATTTGTGTCGTGCTGGTTTGGCTTTTCCTGGCTTGGGCTTACCTGGTTCTATATATTTACCTTTACTAACCTTACCTAACCTATCCTTACCTAACCTAACCTCGGTATGACAATTGCCTACCAAGTGTCCGTCATTTGGTTGACCGTTGGTTGACACTTGACTACCGAAAGGTAATTTACTATAACTAGCGTCTTCATTTAGCTCTAATTGTTTAAGCTCACTAGTATATTTCGTGGGGTGCTTACGATCTGATCGGATGTAATTATGAATATGCCAATCTTTAATCACAGTGACGCCATTCTCAAACGGAATAAGGTACTGCTTGGCTAATAAAATTTTCAAATCATCATCACTTGAACCAGTCATCCGCATAATGGATTTTGTATTACCCACAAACCCATCATCATCAGCATGCATATTCAAATGAAAATATAGTAGCTGAGCTGACTTAGGCATATCCATAAACAAATCAGAATCCGTGATCGTATTACTAAACATTCTCCTTTGTGCCATCTTTTAATCCTCCCTTATTTACTAGTAGGCATTCCACCCACCCGGTGTATTAGTCACTGCTGTGTTTTTTAGTTCAAGCCAATTCGTTTTAGTGTTTCCTAAATCACATTTCAACACTATATTCAATTAATCCCAGCTTCTTTAAATTTTTCATAGCACGTGAAAAGTCATTAATGCTAATGCTGTTTTGACTTAGCAATTTGTATGTGTCACATTTTCCAAGTGCCAGTTCGCCAATTATCTGAATAGTCTTCAAATCATTTTGGCAAAGCAACCATTTTTCATATAGTGAGTTTATGTTTTTACTAAGATGACCAATGTCTGTAAAGTTTACGCTGATTCTGTATCCATTTTTAATCATTATTTCAGCCCCCTATTAAACACCCATACATTCAAGTAAAATGCCATCGCCATATTGTCTTCAATTAGCCGCCATTCTGGAGCTAATTCTTGTGGATCGATTGATGCAATTCGTGAAATACCATTTAAAATGCAATCCTGTTGTTCTTTGTAAGGTAATGGATTATCCATAATTAGCGGTCTCTCTTTCTCAGCACTTGCAAACATTCCTGATTAGCAGTAACATAGATGCTAACCTTTGAATAGTTTTCTTGCTCACTACTCTTGTATTCCACTCCAGTAGTGGGCTTTTTTATTCCTTAACTTGCCAACAAACTAGTTTTAGAATAATATAGATGTTGGCATTGAATAAATACTCCATTAGTCCATCGTTAGCCGATACTAGCGATGGTTTTTTGCGTTCGTTTCCAGTCGTTAAGTAGTAAAATTGATACTTTTTGCATGATCATTCCTCCTACTTGAGCACTTGAATACCATTAGTAATGATTTCAAATTGCTGTCCATTTTGTTCAACTACAGCCACATCTTTTTGAGTGCGCAATGTGAACGGAATTTTTTTAATATCCACTACTTTGCCAACGCCGGCTTCTCGTGTTAATTGGCCGCAACTATACTCAGCCTTGTAACTCACTCGATCACCTACATGAACTTTCATGGTTATTCCTCCCGATATATTGGTGGTAATGTAAACGTCCATCTATCGTCGGTTTCTTCATCTGACTCGCAAACGTTAATATCGTGTTTTTGTAATTCAGCAATAAACTCTTCTGAATAGTAAAGACGCGGGTGCCTCTTAATAATTCCGGTTGTGTCATAAGCAATAGCATTAATCAGCTCACGTTCATCTGCACGAATCGCGTTATACTTACGTGCTCTTAACGCGTGCTCAATGTCTTCTTCATACATATTGTTTCCTCCTTAAATTCCAAACCAGTTTCTAATTTCACGGCGCTTGTACCACAATGTAGCTAACGCCCATGTAATTAGTGCCGACAAAATCCATTCTGGTAAAATAATCATGTTGTTTCCTCCTGCTATTTATAGCTATTTGTTTGACGCTGCCCACGTTTATTATTCTAAGATTGAGTAAATAGCTCGTTTTAGTTCTTCTGGGACAAACAACACTTTATTATTATTTGGTAGTTTGTGTTCAACTAGTTCAATTTGTGGTAACTTTCTAAGCTCATCAAATTTGGACTCGCTCAGTCCTACTGAATCAGCAGCCGTTTTGCGATCAAATAGGATATATTCTCTGACTATCTTTTGAACTAATGGTGCTAGCATTGAAACAACTTCCTTTTCAACTACGCTTTCGAGATAATCAGCTAATATTTGATTGTCCATCTTACTCGCTCCTTTCGGTGTATAATTTTGTTAGTTCAATTAATCGAGGTGAAAATTTATGAAGCAATTCAAGTGTCCATTTTGTGGTAGCTTAATTAGTGATGAACAAGTGGTAACCAACAAATTTCATAACTTATTCATGTTGTCCTCTGTGGACAAGGCTAACCACAAAATTGACCCAAATGGAATCATTGTGAATGTTATAGAATGCGACGAATGCCATAATTGTTGGCTTCGCGATCCAAACAATTAAAAGCACACTTTCAATTTGTGTTCCTTGCTACCGCCAAGCTTGGAACACTCTTTTTATTTCTTCCGGTACACCTTTCATTCTTAAATCCATGCAAATCACCTTCTAAGTTTTAATATGTTTATCTTTTATCCTTGGATTTGAACTATAATTGTGTAGGGGTGTTAATCATGCCTAAAACACATTTACAATTGTTTACAAGAAGGAAGTTCGTAACTTGTCCATTCTGTTCTAAAAAGATTTATGCTCGATCCAATCATGTTGTCTGTCCAGTCTGTGGTAATTATTTTGTAGTTAGCACTAATAATTCATATAGAAATTCTTCAGATGACACTATCAAACATTGACTTATTCCAAGTTGATTGAGGTGATGAATATGGTTAATGAACAAGGCTTAATTGCCGCTATTCGTTTGCATGCGCCAAGCCATTTGCCTGGCCCAGTTAGCATTGATGGTCTCCTATCCGAATTAGAAATTAATGATGAGAGCTTTTTGACGAACGCTTTGAAATCTTTAGAGGATAAGGGATACTTACAATTCGGATACGGTAATGGAAAGATAAAGCGTATTAGTCTAAATACATCTTTCCCTCTATAAGCTTTTTAGTGACCCTTCTTCACGGTAAGGGTCACCTTTTTGAACTACTAGCCAATCGTTTGCAACTAAGTCTGTGAACGTTGGTTCCCAACAAACCGAAAGCTGTTCACCGTGTGTAAACGCGATTAATCTTCCTTTTGTATCAGTCGCTTGAACGTAGTAAGTTGAATCATATTTCAAATCACTAGCTCGAACGATCTTCGCATTCCTGCCTGCCATTTTTAGTGCGTCTACTAATTCCATATTGCTAATCCTCCTATGCTGTCTTAGTTGTATACTTGACTTATTCCAACTAATCGAGGTAATGATCTAATTCTTCCTACGATACGTGCAGAAATCGATAAATTGTAAATAGTACCGCAATTGTTAATGAGTAGATCCAGTAAAATCTATTTCCTGGATCTATTTTTCTCATTAAAAATATGCCCACAATGGCAACTATCCAAATACCAATCAATAAAACGTTCTTATAGATGTCACCCATCTGTATTGTTCACCTCCTATGCTGGCTCAGTTGTATACTTGACTTATTCCAATTTGATCGAGGTGATACAAAATGAAAATTCCATATTGTGATAATCCGGGCGGTAGATTGTCCGTTACTGTTGAACTAAAACATGCCGCAGATGTTTACTTGCTTGACCAAGCAAACTTCAATATTCAACAATCTGGTAACCCAAATTTCACATATTACGGAGGGCACTACACCCAAACACCAGTAAGAATCGCTGTTTCTGGAAGTGGCCGTTGGTACTTAATCGTTGATACTGGTAATTCCGGCGAAAACTACCAATATTCTTGGTCTAAATAGTTCCATTATTTTCATAGAACGACTTCACTTTTTGCACTACTTCTGTAAAGTTATAGAAAGTGAAATCGTTCTTTTTCAGCAGTTTAATAACCTTTTCAGTCACTTTATTCTCAGCTTCAACGGATACTAATTTCTTAGTAAGATAATTATTTTGCTTCATCCGTATCATTCCTTTCTATGCTGGCTGTTCAACTAATGGCATGATTCCCTTTGACTTCAAAAAGTCGTACAAGAACTTTTGCCCCGCTTGTGTCCACTTCATCGTGTTACGTACCTGCTTGATGCCATCGCTATTCGTATACTCGTATGGTTCAACGTGCGTATAGCCTTCGTCTTGATACTTCGCGTACAATAGCCATGTTTTGCCTTGCTTGTATTGAATGCCTAAACCATGTAGCAACTTGTTGAACTCACGTGTTGAGTAACCGTAGTTCTTAGCAATCATTGAGATTGTTTCCAGTCCCTTGTTGGCTAACATGCTATCGGTGTAATCCGCCTTGGGCTTCAACTCCTGGATAACTAAGTCCTTTTGCTTGAGCTGGCTACCTGCCTTCAATAGCAAGTCGCCTAACGCGTCCTTATCGTGCGTAATGTCATAAGCTGTCTGGTCAGTCATGTAAACGCCATTCTTGCGGATGGACGGGAGCACGTCATGAGTTACCCAACGGTTAAATCGTTTTGCTTCTGGTTTCCGACTAGCTCCGATTAACTTGTAAAGCCCAGGTTCACTGATGAAGTTTGTATTTCCAGATAAGCCCCCTAAGTTAAACTTAGTTACCTCATCATTGTCTAAAGACTTGATAGCAACGCTTGAATTTGAAAGCCCTAATGACTTAGAAATATCTGGCATTGCAAACCAAATAATGTTTTCACGTTCAATGGTACGTACTTGATGGCCTTCAAAATTAAATGGTGTAATTTGATTCATTGCTAGTCCTCCTTAGATTTTGTATTTTTTAACAAGGTAGTCATACACTTCATTAACTAATCGCTCTGCACCGTTTGTCGTTATCTTTTTATTCAACGCAAGATTTACAAAAGTGATTGATTTTTTGAAATGATCAGCGATAGTCCCTTGACTTTCTAACTGGCGATGATTTGCCAGCCACGATTTAATCGCTTCTGCTTTATTGTTTGTTTCCATACGAATAAACATCAGTTTGCCTCCTTTTAATATTTATTAAGAAAGATATTGCAAAAGTCTATAACATGTCTTAATATATAGACATAACGAAATAGCTACAAAGCTCTTATTTATCGCCCGCCAAGATGATTAATAAGCTCTTTTAGTTTTGCTAATTTGTTAACAATATTTCTTAACAAAGATAATTCTACAACATGTTTTAGATTTTTACAACTATTTTTTATACATGTTGTAGAGTCATCTCGCCAATCATTGGAGGAACTCTACCATGACGCTGTTTGACAGGATAAAAACAATTTCAAAAGAACGTGGATATTCAATTGCTGAGGTTGAACGTAAAGCCGGGATAAGCACAAATTATATGTATCAGTGGAAAAAACGTAATCCAAGCCCTAAAGCTTTGGCTTCCGTAGCCGATGTTTTAAATGTTTCTGTTGATTACTTATTAGGCAAAACGGATGACAATTCTACTTCAATGAAGCCCAAACAAGTTGATATTACAGATGACGACTATATTATGACCTATCAGGGTAAGCCTATCCCTCCTGAAGATATGGAGTACATCAAACGCATCTTAAACGGTGGGAAGGACTGATAATATTTGAATATCTACATCAAGCGTTTAATGCAGTATGCTTGGGATCATGGAATATCTTGCATCTTAACAGACAAACTAGATGCATACACTCCGTCGTCAGCCAAACCGGAAAATAACATCGTTCTAATTAACCTAAAATGGCACAATCCGTCTGAAATCGCCTTTCAAATGGCACATGAATTAGGCCACGTTATCAACCATGATGAAGGAATATTATATTTTTCTAGTTTTAGCAATAAATCTAAATACGAGCGCATGGCTAATTTAGAAGCATTGAAAATACTTATTCCAATTTATTTAAGCGAAGTTGATACGTATGCTGACAATAGTGTCATGCCGTTTATGGAAAGTTTTGGTATACCCAAACGATTAGAAGATGATGTCGTTAACGCCTTCCGCACTAATGTTAGTAACTAGAAGTTAACTTACATACCAGATGCGGATGTCGGTAAAAGCTGGGGAATTTGGAGGAGAACAATGAAAAGAGTTATAGAATTTTTTGTAACAATTTTTGCAATTGCAATGTTGATACAATATTGGTGGATTTTATTGCTAGCAGCCGGAATTTTCTTAGTAATTTTCATCATAATTAAAGCAAAGAGATCTAAAACTAGCCAACTCAAGAATCAAGCAAACTCTCGCACAGAGAAACATGGTCGACAATCTTCAATTGACAAAGATGCATCGCTTCACAATGGGTCAGGTCAGGATCAAAGCGTTGATGTTGAAGAAACGTCATCAGAAAACGTGGAACCACACTATAGTCACCCGGAACAGCTCAGCGATGAACACACATCTGATGAGTCGGTCAATTCAAATATATATACAAATAAGCTTACTTCGATTGAAGAAAATAAACACAGTGAGTTAACAGTGTCTAAGCCAGCTCAGTATATCCACAGGCTTAGACGAAAGCTAACTGACTTTGTTGTCTTTGATATTGAGACTACTGGATTAAACCGCTTCGAGGATAAAATAATACAAATATCAGCCATTAAGTACATTAAGGACCAAAAAGTTGGGACTTTTAATCAGTATATAAACCCAGGATTTCAAATTGACAAAAAAATAATGTTTCTAACCGGTATTGATAATAGCAAGCTTGAATCTTCCCCAACAATATCAACTGTGATGCCAAGTTTTGAACTATTCATAGAAGACCTACCATTGATTGGACATAACATTGTTAAATTTGATATTCCGTTCCTGATTAACAACGGATTTAGCAAGCAGGATATTAACGCACTTGATACCTACCCACTGTCAGATAAAAAATTGCCGGATTTAAAAAACCATAAGCTGCCAACTCTCAAAAAATATTTTGGCATAGCTAACAGGTCTCACGATGCATTGAATGATTGTGAAACAAACGCCATAGTTTATCAAAAGTTAAGAGATAATGACCTCAATCCTGTCACTATTGAATATAGCAATTTACAACAAATTCTAGCTGGTAAACGTTTTTGTATAACAGGGGAGTTTATGGAAGCTAGTCGTGAAGATCTGATTGATACAATTAATAAATATGGTGGAAAATTCACCAAAAGTGTTTCACACGTTACGGATTATCTAATTGATGGAACACAAGTATCAACTAAACTAACCGATGGTGTTCATAGTTCAAGCGAGTTAAAGGCAATTCAATATCAGAAAGAAAACGGGCGAATAAAAATTATAAGCTACGATGATTTTTGCAATCTTTTGCCAAAACAAAACCAATACGTAGAAAGTATAAAGAATGTCAAGTTGTAGTATAAATTTCATTACTAAATCGGGGTAAAGCCATGGAATTGCGTGTAGGATACTACAACGAGCACGTGTTCAATATTAATGTTGTAGTAGGTATCATTTTCTTTATAGTGTTAGTCGTCATGTTAGTTTACTGGATCCACAAACGAAAGTAGCACCCTCGCCCACTACCAGCCTAGCGGGCAACATGCGAGCGTAGTTCAACGGTAGAACGGTTGCTTTATTTTTCCCTCGTTTAGGTACCCCAAAACTACTATGCAGATGCAGGTCCGACTCCTGTCGCTCGCATTGACATAAAAAAATACATTCTCCCTCACCACGAAAGAGAATGCACCTCAAGGGGCATGTACGAAACATGCTTGAAATTATTATAGATCTTAAAATCGTATTTGCAAATTTTTTTGTGAGCGTAGTTCAACGGTAAAACAATGTTCCAAGTCTTGAAGCCCATTCTTTCTTGGATTACTATGCAGGTTCGACTCCTGCCGCTCGCTTATATCGTCTCTCCCCCAAAATAGAAACGAGGTAATGAATATGGGGAAAATATATACAGACGTTTATAATATCAAGCACGACAATTGTACAATTGTCAATACTCTACATTCTTTTCAACGTATTTTTATTATCGAAGATGCTCACGGCTCTAGGTTTACTTGTTTAAAGGATGACCCCCCAATGCTGAATAAATCAAACACTCATTGGAAACATGCTAGTCCCAGAGACGCGCCCGAAGATTATGCTGTACCTTACAACAAGCGAAATTAATTTTTATATCTAAAATAGTGAGACATCAGATAACAAGTTGGTGTCCCCTTATGCGAGCGTAGTTCAATGGCAGAACACTATGTCCCTTCTCTCTCACTAATACTATTATGCAGGTTCGACTCCTGTCGCTCACATTGTACGTTAATAGCAAATAATTATGGAGGCACCTATGAATATTGATATCACAAAACTATTAGATTGGGGATTGATAGTACTATCTCTTTACTTAGTTGTAGACATACTTCTGCAAATAAATCATAACAATGCCTATGGCATGTTTATAATAGCTATCAAATTAATAGTTGCCATCATTGTAGGATTATTTGGTATGTACACAACTTTTTACAACATCTATTGAAACCTTTGCTAACATGCGAGCATAGTTCAACAGTAGAACAATTATTTACACGCTTCTCACAGATCTCCCACCCTATATTTATGCAGGTCCGACTCCTGCCGCTCACGTAAAAAAGAAAGAAGGCATACTTATGAACAAGGATATTTCAAGGTACGAACTAATAGAAAACATTACTAGTGACTTAACAGCCTTTGTAAAGTCAGACGCCATTCTTCATCTATCAAAAGATAGCTATTCCAAAGATGAATATAATCGTATGTTAGATGGGCTTAAACATGATTTAATTATGCGTCTAGAACAAAAGTAGCTAGTTGTCTACCTAAAAGATACAATGTTTGAGTTATGTGACCAACGCTTTGTCTCAGTTTTACTTCTATGTTCATGTCTGGCTCATATACTTGCACTATTGATTATCCAAATGGAGGCCGAATTATGGAAAATGTTATTCAAATAGAATTGACTTTGAATAAAGCAATTAGGAAAACTTATCCAGACCGTAGCTATTGGGAATATATTATTTGCGAAGATCCATTACAAGCAGATTATTACAGAATTCATTTATCATTTCACAGCATGAATGGAAACAATTATGTTAGTCACTATGAAGTTCTTTTTAACAAGAGATCCACATTATCTGAGTTATTTCAAATTGATGGTAATTCTTTTAGATTAAAGTTCAAGAAAAACTAAACTTTTCATTCATAATTGTCAGATAGACACTGGCAATATGTGAGCGTGGTTTAAGGGAAAACGGCAACGGTTTATTTACACACAGAATTACCTCCAAGATTGCTATGCAGGTCCAATTCCTGCCGCTCGCGTTGACCAAATACTGATGTCAGTAAAAGCTGAATTATTTTGAGGTAATTGAAATGGCATATTTTGATCCTGATGAAATACTTCAAACAAAGGAAGAAGCTTTAGATTATATGGAAGCGCATGGCATTATGACAGATGCCACTTTTCCAAAGCTGAATGATACAGAAAACACTGATAAACACATGGCTCCCGTTTACAAATATCTTAGAGAAAATGGTATGTATATATTTCACACTGGTTTCTATGATAGAATATTTAATTTTGGTGCAATATATTTTATGTTTGATGCAAATCGCTTTGATTATCAAACTGCACCAGCTGAAGTTAAGAAGATTTTGAGTATTTGGTCAAATTCTCAATCTAAGTAAGCAAGAAAGCACATCCGCTCCCGCCAAGAAGTTGGATGTGCTAGTGAAAGTAAATACACATAGAAGGGATACAGCTATACCCTTTTATATTACCATCATAACGAAAGAAGGTGATACCTGCAAGTAGTCCTTAATTAATGACGCCGCCCGCGTTTTAACTTAAGGAGAAATCACAATGAAATTAGTTAAAATTAAAACTTATAACAATGTTTTTTCATACAAAACGGGTTCACAAACACTGTATACCTATCGTTTTCGCTACTATGATTTATATGGACGTAGACATGAAAAACAAGCTCGTGGCTTTACCAGTGCATTAGCAGCACATAAAGCCGAATTAAAGATGGAACTGAAGGCATCTGATAATGAAATCATGCAAATAGTTGATTCTACTATTACAGTAAAGAAGTGGTTAACACGATATTACGAGATGACTAACGCTAAATGGAAAAAGTCATATCGAATTAGCTATCAGGAAAATATGAGTAATCACGTCATTCCACTAATTGGGCATTTCCGCCTAAACCAATTGACCAGAATGCAATATGATTATAACTTAGTTCAACCACTATCAAAAAAATTATCACAATCAACTATTGCAAATATTCATCGACAATTTATGGCAGCCGTCAATGCAGCTGTAGATGAAAGTATTATACCACGGAACTTTCTAGACAATTTCAGGTTTAAACGTAATCATGGACAAGCGTTAACCAGACACGACCTCTCAGTTTTTAACGAGCTATTAAATAGCGAAGATGTCGATTACCAAACATTGTTTTTAACGTTGGAATACACTGGCATGCGTAAGGGAGAAGCCTTAGCCTTAACTTGGACAGATATAGACTTCACTAAGAAATGCATTGCTATTACAAAGACTCGAGGCCAATATGCAACTAATAGTCCGAAAACAGTGGCTGGAAACCGCGTTGTAGCAATCGGAAATTTTCTGACCGGACAACTGAAAAAGTATCGTTTATTTCAAAAAAAGAAGTCATTGAAAACGGGAAATACTTTTAAAGCCGATCAACTTATTTTCACATCCAGATTGAACAAGCCCATTAATCCATCCACTGTAAATTACCATTTTCGAAGTTTGATTAAGGCTGCAGGAATTCCTAAACATAAATACGTCGTTCATTCTTTACGCCATACGCACGCAACTATGCTACTAGATGCTAAAGTAAATCCTGTCGAAATAGCCAAAAGATTAGGGCACTCTGACTCAACTGTTACGTTAGCGGTATATTCTCATGCAGTTGCTGGTCGTCAGGAACAAATCGCTAAGCAATTCGACGATATCATTAGCCAATAGAATTCTTGTGCTGGGGGAACTACTGGGGGAACGCAATTTTTCAAAAATCAGTAAACCCTTTGGTATCAGTTCATCTAGCACGTTTTGAGCAAAAAAACCACCATGTTCCCCGATACGGTGGTTT